GGTTGGCGAGCGCCTGCTTGATCGACCCGAAGCCCTTCGCGACCTCGGCGGCCGCGAGCTTGAACTCGCTGCGGATGGGCCCCGCGATGGCCGGTGGCGTGAACGGCATGCGTGTGAAGGCGTCGGCGTAGCCGGCCAGCGCCGAGGACACCTCCGGCGTGCGGTTCCGCACCAGTGCAGCGATGGCCAGGATCTCGCGCTCCACCGCCTCGTTGCCGCGCGCACCGGCCTCGTGCGCCGCAGCTGCCAGCACGTCGCCGGCCTTGGCGATCTCGGCCGCCGTCATGGCGGTGTCGTCGCGGATGGCCTTGGCCAGGTTGAGCAGGCCGCTGGCCTCCTGCTCGCCACCGAACGTATCGCCGAGGATGCGGCCGAGGCCCTGCACCTCGCGCATGTGCCTGGTCAGGTTCTCCAGGTTGGCGATGGCGTCGGTGGCCGACTGATCGACAGCGGCGTCGGCACCCTTCTGCACCTCGGCCTGCCACTGGCCGATGTTGTGCGCCAGGTCCACCGTCATCTTGCCGGCCACCGCTACCAGCGCCAGCGACACGACCGGCAGCACGGCTGCCGCGATAGCGGACCCCATGATGCCGCCGGCCGCGGCGCCAGCAGCGGTCCAGATGGCGCCACCGATGGCTGCCGCCTTGGCGGCCAGCGCCACAGCTGCGCCATACGCGGCGCCGGCCTTGGTGCCGGCAGCTGCGGCCAGTGCCACCACGCGGCCACCGCCCATCATGTTCCACAGCGCGATGGCCGCGCTCACGAACTTGCCGACCACGAACGCCCCTGCTGTGTAGGCCGCGCCGGCGAGCGCACCAGCGGCGGCCGCGGCGGCTTTGCCGGCGCCGGTGGCAGCGACCTTGATCCACAGCTTGCCGATGCCCTTGCCCAGTGCCCCGGTCAGGGCCGGCAGCAGGTAGATGGCATTGCCCATGGCATCGGCGATGCCGGCGAGGCCGTCCGTGAACGGGCCGATAGCCACCTTGGCGCGGTTCAACGCCTCGCGGATCGTGTCGCCCATATCGCGTGTGTCGTCGGACAGCCGCTGCACCGTCTCGGTGCCGTTCACCAGCTGGTCGGTGAAGTCCGCGAACTCGAACCGGCCCTCGCGGATGGCGGCCACCATATCGGGGCCGGCGCGACTGCCGAACTTGCTCACGCCGAGTGCCATGGCCTGGGCGGCAGTGTCGGCGTCGACGATGCGACCGATAAGGTCGTCTAGCCCCTCCTTGGCATCGACGCCTTCCTTGGCGAACTCACCGAGGGCGATCTTCAGACCGCCAAGCGCTAGCTCGGTGTTGACGCCCTCCTTCTCCCACTTGGAGAGCATGGCCACGGCGCCTTCGAACTCGACACCGATGTTGCGCAGCGGTGCACCGAACTGCACCATCTGCTGGGCGAGCTTGTCCAGCTGCATGCCGCTGGCCTGGCTGGCGCGGAGCAGCAGGTCGTTCGTCGCGACCTGATCCATGGCTGCGATGCCCCAGTCGCCGTACAGACGAGTCACGCTGGCGATGGCGCTAGCCGTGTCGATCTTGAGCAGCCGGCTCACATCGATGAAGCTCTCGCTCAGTTTCTCCAGCTGCTCGCCGGTGGCGCCGGTGCGTGTGTTCACGTCGGCCACGGCCTGCGCCACGATGCCGAGGCTATCCGGCACGCGTGTGGCCACGCTCTTGAAGCTCCCCTCCAGGGCGGCCAGCGCGTCGCCCGTGGCGCCAGTGCCGGTGCGGATAGAATCGGTGGCGGCCTTGTACTCGTCACCGATCTTGAGTCCGACGACGCCCATGGCCCCGATAGCTGTGCCGATCACCGTCGCCCCGTTGACGATGCGCTGCTGCATCTGCATGGCCCGCGACTCGACCACGCCGGCGCTCTTCACGAACCCCGACGGGTCCAGGAGCATCTTCGCGTTGAGCGAGCCGATCGTGGCCAGGGTGCCCATCAGCCGCCACCCATGCCGCTGAACAGGCTATCCATGCGCGCCTTGGCCGCGGCGATCTCCTCCTCGGGCGTGAGCGGGTCCAGGGGCTCGGCGGGCATGAAGTCGTCGAGCGTGTAGGGCTGCCGGCGCGCCTTGGGGTCGCTGAGCAGGCTGGCGATCGTCGCGGCGATCATCGCGGCACGCCAGTACGCGCCGGCCTCACCGACCGGCTGGATCCTGCCCAACGCCAACCACTCCGCGAACTGCGCGGAGTTGATGCGGCGTTGGGCCTCCTGGCGCGACGGGATGCCGAGCGCAAGCGCGAGGTTCAGCCACGCTCTCCGCTCGGGCCGGCTTTTAGCTCGTCGGTGAGCTCGTCGATGTCCTCCTCGGTGAGGCGCGAGAGGCGGCGGGCGACGTCGAAGACGCGCTCGAGCGCAGCCGCCGACTTCTTGCCGAGGGCGACCACCTGGTCGTCGCTGAACACACGTGCCGCGCGGTCGCTGGGCGTGCGCACGCTGATGGCCACGAGCGACGCGCGGAAGTTGGCCAGGCTCATCTCGCGCTTGACCTTGCCCGCGGCGTTGCGCTTGTCGACCCAGCGCATCTCCTCCCAGCGGTCGCGCTCGGCGCCGGTGAGGCCCACGACGCGCACGCGGACCCCCCACTCGGGCACATCGACCCACTCCTCGGGCAGATCGTCGAGCGCCAGGATGGCGGCCGCGTCGGCCAGGTCGGGCAGCGCGGTGGCGGCCGCACGGGACTTGCCTACGGCGCTCACGAGGGATCGACCTTCGTGGGAGCGCCGGACAGCTTGATCGTGGCCGCTCGGGCGAGATGCCCGGCGACGGGGTACGTCTCGCTGAGGTTGGTCACGTAGCCGTTGAAGTTCCAGCCACTGTTGTCGGGGGCACGCAGCGTGTACGCGTCGAGCGTGCCCGAGTCGAGCGCGGTGTAGAGCGCCTCATGCACCGCGTTGCCGGGGATGTAGATGAGGGGGAACGTCAGCGCCCCCGAGCGCTTGATCGTCACCAGCATCTCTTCCCACTGGCTGGGTGAGCTGTGGTTGGTGATGTCCTCGGTGTCGCGGCTGATCTCCGGGCCGCCGATATCCATCGCCTGGATGATCGCGACGCCGTTCAGCGTCAGCGCCGTCCCGAAGGTGTCGAGTGCCGTGGTCACGGTCTGCCTCCTACTCGTTGCCCGGCACGATAAGGCCGGCTGCTGCTGCGCGTTGCGCGTCGGTCGGTGGTCGGCGCACGTGGGCCGCCGCGACGTGGCGCTCGATGAATGCGTGGGTCGTGCCGCTCATGTCGCAATGCGGGCACTGGTGGAAGGGCCGCCCCATGAACTCGCCCCGGTAGTACCGCTGCGCCGGGTCGTCGGCCTCGCTGACAGCGGCAGCCTGCTCCTCTGGCGTGATGGTCACGGGCTCCCTGGCGTCGTCGTGCGTCTGCGGCCTGCGGCGGGCCGCGCCGGTGTCCTTGCCCATCAGCTGTTCGGGAAGATGCTGGAGGGGCAGCTGATGACGGCGCACTTGACCCCCACATCCGAGGCGTCGACGCGCACCGTGCCGTCCGACTGGTTGAAGCCCGCACGGTCGAAGCCGCCGAAGATGGCGAGCTCACCGATCCCGACGCTGTAGGCGGTGACGTCGCCGGTGCGGCCGTTGCGCGCCACCGACGTGATGGTCACCGTCTGGGCGGCGATGGCGGTGTTCTGCACGAGCAGCAGCTGACGGCCGTTGTTGCCCGAGATGGCCCAGCCATCGCCAGCCACGGACTGCGCGACCGGCGCGATGTCGGCCGCGTTGGCGGCGAACGGGAGCGTCGCGAAGGGGCCGGGTGGGGTGACCGGGGTGAGTGTCAGGCGTGCCATGACGATGAGTCCTCCTACGGTGCCGTGCTGGTGAGATAGAGATCGACGCGCTGGCGGTACAGCCCGCCGGGTTCGGGGTCGATGTCCTCCGTGTCGTCGGCGACGCGGCAGGACGTGGTGACGCCGCCCCAGACTCCGCGGGTGCCATCGAGCTCACTGACCACCACCGCGCGGGCCTCGTCGCCGCGGCTGTAGTCCGTGTCGTAGATGCTCAGCTGGTAGCGCCGCTCGCGGAGATCCAGGGCGCCGTCGTGGGCATGCTGGGAGGGAGCCGCGACGCGTTGATACGTGCCGGCCGGGAACTGGCTCGGCGACTCGGGCAGCCGGCCCGGGTACCAGCGGCTACCCATGACGGCCTGGATGGCGCCACCGTCGAGGAGGCGGGTGACGAGGGCGTCGGATTGCGTCGTCATCGGACGTCCTCGGTCTCGACGTGGATGCTGCGCCGATACGTGCCCGTCTCGACGGGAGCGATCTGCTTCCATCGGTTCGAGAGGACGAGCCCACCGGCCGCGCCGGCCGCGTGCATCGAGCGCTGGGTGAACCGCTTCTGTGCGAAGTGGGTGGCGAGCGTGGCGGCCGCGACCTGGGCCATCTGGCCCTTCGTCTCCTCGTACGCCGGCCGTGCCGAGGGATGGGCCGACATGCGTGAGGTCCCGAACTCGAGGAAGTAGGGGTAGGGCGGGTCGGTGAGGTCCGTGCCGATGGTGACCTCGACGGGGCGCAGGGACTGCATCGCCTTGAGGTTCGCCCGCAGGTCCGATGAGAACTCGAACTCGATGCTCACGACCGCGGCTCCGTGATCCGCGCGGTGACCGTGGTCGTGACGCGCGCCTCGTCATGGCCCACGCCCACGACGTCGTAGACCATGCCATCGGCCTCGCGCGTGATGCGCCCATCGAGCGGCACGGTGTGCACGCCCTCGAGGAGCACCCGCACGAGCTGCGCGTTGATGATGACGTCGTAGACCCCGCCTCGCTCGGTCTGGCCGACCGGGCTGATGACCGCTGGCACTGCGGTCTCGAGGGCCGGGAAGCCCGGCAGCGGCTGCCCCTTGGCGTCCTGGGACTCGACGCGTGCCGAGATGGTGACCAGATCCGGGAACAGCAGGTCGCGGACCGCCTCCACGATGGGAGTGAGCACCGCGTTGAGGTCGAGCGTCGGCATCAGCTGGTCCGCAGGAAGTCGTTGAAGATGGCCTCGCCGTAGGTGCGCTCGTCATAGACGAGCTCGGCGATCTGGATGTCATCGTTGGCACCGCCCGTGCCGTGCTCGTAGGTCGCGCGATAGCGTGCTGCGAGGGAGAGGAAGCTGTCGCTGACCTTGGATCCATCGACCTCGATCGGGCCGACCTTGACCTTGAGCAGCAGGAGCAGCTTGTCCGCCGCGATGCGCTCGAGCGCCTGGGCTGCCGCGAGGAGCGTCACGCCCTCGTTGATGCCGAGCAGCACCTCGAGGTCCTCGTCGCTGAACGCCGAGGTGGACTCGGTGAGCTCGCCGGGCACCAGGACACGGACCATGCCGACCTGTGTCGAGCGATCGACCGTGAACGTCAACGCCTGGGCCTCCGATGCTGACGGCCCGGGGAGCCCGGGAGCCTCGCTCTCCCTGGCATCCGGGCCGTCGGTGGTGTGCTG